ATGCCGAACTCAGACCTGCTCCCTACCCTGCTTTCAAAGCTGTACGAAAACCAACTTGCCCTCGAGGCGTCGATCATGGAGCTATCGAACTGGGTAGAACAGCGCGGCTCAGCTGATGTTGCAGAGAACATACGCGGCGCACTCCATACCATCGACGAGAACGAAGAATTCATCAAGCTGACTCTGGCCGTACTCATGGCACCCGACTAGCCGCCGCGGTTACGGGACCTCTCGCATCCTCATGCCGTGACTGCCTGTGTAACCAACACCGGCCCGCCGGCACTGAACTTTTGCTTCAGCGCCTTCGTGTTCGGCGCCTTCTTAGATCCCTTTGGCAGGCTAATTTTCTTACCGTCGTGGATTCCATATGTCGAAACCTTGAGGTCGCCAGAAAGGTGAATTACCCCTTTCTCGTCAATCTTCAGCTTACCCAGGTCGTAGAGGGTGTGAATGTCGGCCCTCAACAGTATTCCGTTCGTGACATGATTCGTTTTGTCACCGGCGTATGACTTGATATGGGCCGCTTCAAGGACAGCTTCAACCATGCATCCTGTCACGGCACAACGCCCTTCATAGGCTTCCAAGAGCTCACTTCGGAACTTCGGCTGCCCTCTTCGCCTGACGATTGCCGCAAAGACCTTCTTACGCTCATCGATCACGCTATCGGGGTCAAAGGTGCCCTCTGATTCCGCATCTTGCTCAGCGACCAGTATCTCAATTGGGACTACCGGCCGCGGTATGCTTACCCCAAACACCGTTGCGACAAAGCTGTTGAGGTCCCCGAAGTCATCATCAATCCGATCAAGGCGATCGCTCTTAATCTGAGTGAATCCTCGGTACCCGTTGTGCAGATAATTGATTACAGGCTCAGATGCCACATGCATGTGGACGGGCTTAGGCTCACTGAGGATATACATGTACTCCCAGGTTTTCCCTTCTGCATCCAGTCCCCAGATACTTTCTGCAAGAGCCCGGTTATGCAGCTTGAACAAGACAGACGAAACGTACTGGTAGTGGTTGTCATAGGCAGTCAGGACTATGTCCCCTTCGCTCATTTCCTCCCACGTAGGGATGTTCTTCTCGCCAGGAACGGCACCCCACGCAAAGAACCCGTTACCCTCAGGTAACAAAGACTTTACGTACGCAGCTTCTTCAGGAGGAAGGGCAGCGTCCAGCTTAATAAACGAGACAGGGCTCGATATTGAGTCGCTGATATGAGCTCGTGCAATAGCCATCCCAGCGGTAAATACAAACAGCTGATTCATTAGTACTCCGTGTACTTCTTGGATTGTCCTTTAACCAGCTCAGCTGGATATTTTTCTGCGTTGTGCTTCAGCTTTTCCTCGGCGGCGCTGATCAGGTCGATCCCCGTCACAGAGCAAAAACGCAGTAGGTAGATGAAGATATCGGCTACCTCATGCTCAACAGCCGTCTTCTTATCGGGGCTTAGATCGGTGAAAGCCTCGTGAGGATCAAGCCATTGGAAAATCTCCATCAGCTCCGATGCTTCAACTGTCAAAGCCATCGACAGGTTCTTAGGCGTATGAAACTTTTCCCAGTCTCTTGCCTTGGAGAAAGCATCCACTTTCTGCTTTAGCAGATGAAGCTTGTCTGTTTGATTGGCCAGTCCGCTCATGTCAATTCCGCTGAAAATCCATATTTCGAGAATCTAACATCATTCGGCCACATCGTGATGCCCCTGGTGCAGTTCCTCATGAGGGTTCGGGTCGGGCTGTCGTTGAATATGACGCCAACGCATGATTTTTCGATCGGTGGCCAGATCATATTCAGCGGCACTTAGCTTGTGTTGCGGAAAATCCTGTATTCCCTCCCACGCAGCAGGATCCACCCGCAATACGTCACGGTGCATTGCATAGCGTAACTGATCAGCCATCATGGCTTGCACTGCGGTTGGCAGATCGTCAGGTGGCGATTCGGGGGCAAAGCCGATCAACTGCATGATTGCATCGAGCGCAGCGGCCTTTGCCGTGAGGGGGGCCTGCAGGTCTTGCAAAGTCCGGCAGTTGCCGACAGCTTGATCAACCATCGCCCGCAACGAAAAGCAGTCAACCTGAGTACCTTTGAGGCGTTCGCGGTCATCGCTTAGGAGCCTGACCAGTGTGTCGTAAATATGAATCGAGGCCTTGCTGGGCTTTTTGGCAAACGTCGAGCCACACGCCGGGCATGCACCGCTCTGCCGCTGGTTTTCGGGCCCGAACCAGCCACAACCGCATGAACAGAGCTGCTGGCCGGCTCGCGGTAAAGGGTTGAGATTGCGGATCGGCTCAAGCTCGCCGGCTTGCAGCCGATCGGGATCTCGAAATAGAGGTTCGTCTGGAATCTGTGCAGGCATCTAATGTACCTAAGGGGTGGGGCCTCGCGGCCGGATGTAGAAAGTGGCGGTCTCACTATGTGCACACCGCCGTTTTATTTAACTCACAAGCTCTTCACGTTCCTGGGTCAACCTGGCCAGTTCTCGCGCTTTGCGCTCGGAGCTCAACCCACTCATTCGAACAGCAGCAATCTTCGCATTGAGCGCTTTGACCGTGGTTTGAGAACTGCCAGCGGCCAGAGGCTTGGCGGTGTCCCCCGTCTTGAGCCACTCCTTGAACTCCGGCATTTTCATCTCCGTCACACTGCCGACGCTCCAGCCCTTATCGAAGTTCGACTTATACGCTTTCACTGCTGCAGCCTGGCTGGTATAGCCGAGCATGACCTTGTGCTCATCAAACTTCCCGGTGTCCTGGTCCTTTTGGTCCACCACGAATACACGCTGGCTGTAGGGCTCCGGCCCCACATACACATCAACCTGGTCACCGTCCGCGCCTGTAGTTCGCTTGATGTACCCGTAGTGGTCAGACATCGAGTGCGACCACTCATTACCGGACTTGTCGACACCTTTACGGTCAGACCCACGAGGGTTCTCGATGGAAATATCCAGCCCTTGCAGCTTGATATGCCCTTTGCGGTAGTTGCCAGCGTCCTTTTGAGCCTGGGTCGGCTCAGGCAGGTCATTGTCGGGCGAGGTCGCTGCACTATGGGCGGCCAGATCCAGTGCCTCTGCCGGCGGCAGGCTCGCCCGGTCAGCTCTCGATGAGGGCAAAAGGTCGTTTCGACCAGGTACTTCTTCTGGCGATGCCGGAGGTTTAGCTTCACCGGACGGAGCCCCTTTAGTCTCAATAAGTCGAGATCCTCCGCCAGGCTGGGGACGCGCAACTGATTGAGGGGCATCCTGATCCTCATCGTCCTGGCTGACCTGTAACCTAGGTGATGCTGCATGGTTTAACAGTGCGGGCTCCACCTGTGGGCCCGCCCCACCCAAGCTACTGGTCACAGTCCCTGGTGCAACCAGTTGCGCAGGCGCTGAGGATGGGGCACCGGGCAGAACGTCCTGAGCTTTAGCCGCGGCGTCGGGATTGATCAGGCGCTCGGCAAGCGCATCGTCAGAGCGAGCATGGAGCCGGTCACGGGCGCCTTTATAACCACCTGCCACCCCCTTGCCCGCAAGAGCAAGAAAACGCCCTGCCAGCAGATCGGCCATGGCCGTGCCGACCTTTTCAACAGAACCGCTTTCATCATCAGCTTCGGCTGTGCGTCGCGCAGTGGAGCTGTTGCCCGTCGCACGCTGACGGAGACCAGATGAGGCCACTTCCTGGTCAAGAAAGCTATTCCACTGGGTCCTGGCGGCATCGCTGGGCATCATGGCCCCGATCTTCTCTCGCAGGTTTTTGGAGTTCAGATCCCGTACCACATCCGCGTAGGAACTGGTCTTATCACCCATTTTGCCAATGACCGACGAGACAGCTCCCGTGGCAAAACCCTCGCGATCATCTTTCGAGAGACGCCCGAAAATATCAGCAAACTCTTCAGGGCTCATTTTTTGGCTGAAAACGAGGTTTCTGCCCTTCTCAATCGCATCTATGTAACTCGAATCATCAGACCAAACCTTACGGGCCTTGGCGTAGGTTGGGCTGTACTCATCCATGATCCCCAACAGCTTATTTTTGATGGCGATGATGTCAGCGGCTTTGCCATTTTCACCTGAACGTAGAAACGCGCCGATCTGGTCGTCGAGATTCTTCTTCATGATATCCAGATCGCCCGTGCTGGGCACATCCTTGACGGTGAAGGTCCCATCATCAGCCAAATCAACAAACTTTCCGTAAAACGGACGCCCCTGGTTCCCGGCGCGAGTCTGAGCTTCGCGGTAAGCCTTCTGCATTGCTGGACGGCCCATCAGGTCCTCCAGGTCATGCGTCCAGGGCACAGGTTCTTTATAGGCCTGCTCGTACAAAGGCTTGGCGGCTTTTGCCCGGGCTTCAACCGTTTCGTTGATCGATCGGTAGGCGCTCCGCGGTTGTTGCGGCGCGGCCGCTTGGGACAAATCATCTGCAGCTTTTCCGACAGTTTCGCCTTCGCGTACGCCGGCAGCCGGCGGTTGCCACGCTGTCAACTCCTGGCTCTCTGACGGTGGGGCGGCTTTGCGCTCGCGACCTGCACCGGTCAATGAGTAAAGCTGCTCGGAAACACGATCGGGCTGAGCTGCTTGGCGCTCGTTCAATGCCGGAATGACCTTCGTACGACCCGCGCCTGGTGTGTTAGCTACACGCTCCAGCAGCCCCGCAACGTTTTCCCCTCCGGCATCAACCGGCAGCGCCGCAGTGTTGCTTTCCCGCATCGACTGAACGCGCCGTTGCCACTCATCCAAACTGATACCGTCACGTTCCAGAGCGCGTTGTAACTGACGATTGGCGGAGGTTTCGGATGAGGTAAGCGCACGCTTAACCGCTCCAGCTCCGACAGCAACCACAGGCAGTGCACCACCAACGGCGCCGCCCAGCGCAGCCCCCTCTACTGCACTCGGCAACCGATCTATAAGATCACCCTGCCCCGATCCGAGACCATACATGCCTCCATAGGCGGCACCGGTGGCTGCTGAGCGCCCAATAACTTGAGCGGTAGTTGGCGCAGCTGCAGCGGTAGCGGTTTTCGCCAGGCCAGGTAGAGCAGACGTTCCGCCGGTTGCAATCATGGGCACGATCCCCCCGACCAAGCCACCGCCGATGTTGGCAACGGGGTGCTGGTCACGAGACGCTGCGTCAAGCGCACGCTCGCCCGCCACGTTATGGTCGTAACGCTCCCGCCAGGTCTTGCCGGGGTTTCCGCTACCAGTCAGCGGCTCAAGAGTCGCCGCGAGACCACCAGAAATCTCATCTGCAAATCCGAATGTCAGCGCATCATTGATCCCTCTCAGTCCTGCGCGGAAAGCGCCAACTTCTGGGAGCGAAGCTTTCTTCTGGGATTCGTGGGCTGGGGCGCTCATTTTCGCCATTTGCGTAAAGACTTCTTGGGCCTGCTCCGGCGTCGCCCCCTCGGGCATCTCAAAACGAGCAATGCGACCATCAGGCATTTCAAACTTGGCAATAGGCATAACTTGCTCCCTATTCGAAGCCGAGGAATTTAGCGCCATGCGGCAGTTCTGAGGTGGTCGACTTCGACGTGCTTGTCTGCCGACGAGTCGCGCCCTTCTCGCCAGGCACTTGCAGCCCGTGCTGTTGATCTACCTGAGGAATCACCGTCCCAATATCCAGGGGCTCGGCCCGGGCATTGTGGCGTCGTTGCTGAATCATGTTGGTCTTCAGCTGCATGGCTCGCTCGTTGAGCGCCATGATTTCGGTAAGCCGCTGCTGAACTAGAGCGGGATCGTTCAGATTGGTGACAAGCTCATTCCAAGCACGCTGAGCATCGCCATCGGTTTGCACACCTGCGTTGAGACGAAGGCTGGCGTTCCTGAGCTGCTCAAGCGTCGCGTTCAAAGAACCATAGTTTCGAGACTCTTCGTTGCTCATTCCTGCCATATTTCGAACAGCAGATACCTTGTTATTGAGAGGCCCAAGGTTGAGCTTGCCGGTGGAAATTTGCTCTCCGATACGAGCGAGCTGATCATTCATGGTTGAAGCAGCGGCAATCGCTTCTAGGTCCTGGTCCTCGGCTTTTTGAACGGGCGCGGCGAGTGGTTTGCTCGCTGGGTCCGCAGGAGCAAGCCCCAATTGCCGGCCGTACTTCAACGCCGCCTGCTTCATCTCTGGGCTGTTGAATGCGCCGCTCAGAAGCTTATAACCAGAGACCCGATCAGCGAGCTTTTCGATGGGAACTTCTAAGATGTCGTCATCGGCATCGTTCGCGGTACTGCGATTTTTTGTCATCGGCGCGTTGTACTTTTTTCCATCCTCTCCAGTGACTTCAAGTTCAAAAACTACGGTACCTGGAGTACGCCCTGGCACCACTTGAACTACCCGCTTTTGCCCGCCACTTCCCTTCTGGATTTCAGGGCCAAAAACACGATTCACCGCAGCCAATGCTTCTGGGGAATTTGAGTTCAGATCGCCCGTAAATACGCGGCCAGCGGTGTCGACATCATCCTGCATCTGAGGGGAAAGAACATGCCGAGGGTCCATCCAAGGATTACGTTTGAACACCTCTAGGTCACCTTCATCTAGATCGCCACCGGCCGCGATCTTGGCATAGGCCGACTTTGCGACCAGCGTGTCCTGCTGTTGCTGGCGGGCTTTATCCTGCTGATCTATTTGGTGATTGACCTGCTTTTGCTGCAACTCGAATCGTTGATCCTCTCGCTGCATGCGCGCAGCAGCCTGCCGCTGCCCGGCCAATTGCAAACCGTAAGTGGCCTGGAACTGGCGATCCTGACGGGCAGCATTATCTGAATCGCGTTGACGAAGGTATTGCCGCTGATCACGAGCATCGGCGTAATTGCGCTGATCGATGTCCCTCCGATAGGCCAAATCATCTTTGCGCAGCCCCAGCTCTTGCTGCTGGATTTCCCGACCGTATTGGCGATCCTCGGCCTGTTGCGCGAGCTGCGCCCGCTGCAACTCACGCTGGTCCTTCTGCGCCAGAAAGTTGGTGACTAATCCAAAGCCTTGGGCAAAACCATCCATTCCGCCACGGGTATCTAATCCGCCTGCCATTGTTGTCTCCCGACAATAAAATCCGTTGTGTGGCTCAGAGCGTTAGCCTGAGCTCAAATATATGCATAAGCTGCATGAGGTCATTCAAAAGATCGATTTCAAAAGGAGACCACCATGAAATGGATGCCTGCACTAATTGTTGGGTCGATTGCGATTCTGTCCGGCCAGGCCTTTGCAGATAGCTGCTGGGTTGTCACCGACCTCAAAGGTAAAGCCGCTTTCGCAGACGACAAATACGCGATAACAGACGACAAAATCAGCAACACCACTTTCTGGGTCAACATTAGCGAACATAGCCCATCGATTGCCGTAAATGGCGCGACAGCCTCTTATGAAGGCGGTGAGCTGATTAAAATCAACGCGAACACGCTGCTGTACGCTGTTCCGAATGACCAATCTGTAGTTGAAACGTGGTCTATAGATCCTCAACAGGGAAAGGCCTATATGACCCAATCTAGATCAGGCATGGGCGATAGGAATAAGGCGTCGTTTTATATAGGCAAAGCAAAAATCGGTTGTGAAGCTACATAAACGATCCGGCGATATAGCCAATACCCGCGCCGATGGCGGTGCCGATTGGGCCGAAATATGATCCTGCCATGGCTCCTGTCGTCGCCATGCCAACCTGACTCGATTGGGTATTTGCCTTGGCCTGCTGATTCATTTGGTCTTCGGCAATCTTCGCCTGTTGTTGCTGTTGTGAAAGCTGGGAGAGTCCTTGCAAAGCCTCTCCCTGCATTTCTTGTTTCAGCCCAATCAATCCATATGCCATGTCTAGTTCCCCTGTTTTGCCAGGCCCGAGAGCCCCATTCCACCGGCCATGATTTGCTCTTGCAGATCGCGAGCCGATATCCGCGCGTTGTTGCTCGCGTCAACAGATGCTGACGCACGGCCGAGTTGCAGCTTGCGGTCCTGGGCGGCCTGCTGGGCTGGCGAGAGGGTGAGTCCCATGCCTTGCTGCTGCATCTGAAGGCCTTTGGCTGCACTATCAAATGATTTGTTAACCGAGTCGGTCGCCGTGGCGGCCTGCTCGCCAGCGAAGGTGTCGCTGGTAGCGATGTTCGCCATTTTGTCCACGTAGGGCTGAAAGCGAGCCTTCCAGTCTTCCCACTGGGCGCGGCTGAGTTGCCCCAGCACATTGGAGGCGCCTTGCTTGCCCGAAAACGCGGCGTTCGGATCTACGTAATAGGCCATTATGCATAGCTCGCAAAGTTGGCTCCGCTGGCAACGTTGTCATACAGTTTGCCATTGGTACCGGGTGGATTGAGGACCTTAGAACTGGCTGCCGTCGTTCGCGCCGGCGTCATATTGTTGAGCCCGTAGGTGACGCCGCCGGCGATAGCTCCCATGGCCGTGCCTGCAAGCTGAAGGTTTGCCGACTTGCGGTTGAAGTTCGTGAACGCTGCGCCTTGGGCATCCTGGGCTGCTTGGTTTGCAACAGTGTTGAGGCCAGCCTGGGCTTGGGATGACTGGCCTTGGCCGATTGCCGCCACCGTGTTCAGGCCGGCAATTTTCTGGCTCTTCTGCTCAAATTGAGCCCGTGCCATGGTGTCCCCTCCACCTGCCCCCACGCTTTCTGCCAAATCGCCTTGCGCTCCGATAAAGCGGCCGCTGTTCGGGTTCAATCCATATTGCTGGGTAATGCCTTGCTTCACCTGGTCCATCCCGGATGCGAGTGCCTGTTGCGTCCCCACGTTCGCCTTGCCACGCACGTAAGCCATGCTGCCGCCTGAATCCATGTCGTCGACACGCTTCATGTACGCGCTTTCAACAGGGGCCAGCCTTTCCTGGGCGTAGTTCCACTTTTCTGCCGCAACTTGAGCGGCATACTTTTGCTCGGGCGTGTCCTGGACCGCGTTATCTGCTTTCTTGCTGCCGCCGCTCATTGCACACCTCGCTTATCCAACTCCAGGTTGTAGGCACTCAGGGTTTCGTCATGGAAATAGCGCCGAATGCCTGCGGATACTTCTGCCATCCACGCACTACCGCCGACCAAATACGCGCACTGCACCACCAGACCAGTCAATTGATCCCGCAGAACAAATGCCAGGCTTCGCCCGTGCGGATCACCCTCGCGCTCGAGCGTTACGCTGTCCCGCCAGTCCTGCAGCGCAGCCGCCATCAGCGGGCGAACGAAGTGTTCGAAATGGCGGTAGAACGGGTTGATCGGTAATTCGATCAGCGCCAACCAAAACGCCTGATAAACCTCGTCGGTGGTGAGCGGCTTATCGCCGTCGACGATATCGTCGAGGGTTTGCGAGATCGCAAAGAGCGTCTCGCAAAATGCAATGGCGTCGGGGTTCCCCCTCAGAACCCGGGCAAGGAGTTGTTCCTGTGTTTCGATCATCTGTTCGCCCTCACACGAAAATTCGGGTCAGATCGACCTGTCGCAGTTTTATGGTTGCGTCCTGGCCGGCGCCGGCCTTGAAAATGATGGAAAGCCGCACTTTCAGGCTTGTAGGTACCTGGGCCAGAGTCAGGGGCTGGGTAACCAGAGTCCCATCGATACTGCCAATGGGCAGTGCGTGATTCAGTTCCTGGTTCTGCCCAATCTGGGCGATGGTGGTGCCATCGGAAGTCGCGGCCACAATTTGCAGGGCCACCTGCAAGACGCTGGTGTTAACGCTCACAAACTCCCAACCCGCCACCGCACGCAGCCTCTGGCCCACGGCGATCTTTGACACGTCCACCGACTGCTCCAGGGTCAGGGTCGGCGTCGTGCCACTCGGTACTCCGGTGATTCGCAGCACCTGCTTGAACCCGAAATCTGCTGACTCCTTGGAAGCGGCAACATTTAGGCCGGTGAGGTTTGAGCCGAGCAACGTGCAGGACGTGGCCAATTGGCCCGTGGCATTACTCCCGGCGCCTAACGTGCCGTTGGTACCTGTCAGCAGCGAGTTGGGAATCAGGCTGCCACCAGGTACCGCTGTCGAGTCATAGGCCACGCTGGAGGTCGGAAGTAATGCCGGGAAGGTAAACAGCCTTTTCAGGGCTTCCCCCACCTTGCGGCCGATGATCCGAGCGCCCATCGGGGTCGGGTGCAAGCCGTCGCCGGTCATGCCTTCCTTGGGCCAAAAGCTCGTGCCCGACGCTGGGTCGACCATCTCATCCCACGGATTCACCACGATCACACCCAAACTCGGCGCGACGTTCAGGTACCAGTTGTGCACAGCGAAGTGGTTCGCTGTCTGCTGGGCTGGTAATCCGACGTTAGCACCGATCACCGGCGTTTCCGCAATAGCGATAACCACTTTGCCCCGCTTGATCAGCGCTGCATACAGATACTCCAGATTGCGAATAGTCTGCTCAAGGCTCATACCCTGAAGGCGATCGTTGCCTGTACCGAAATGCACCATCACGTCGAAGGCGGTGCTGTTGGCCATTACATCAGCTTGCAGTCGGGCGAGCATTTGCGACGTGGTGTTGCCATCGATCCCTTTGTTGAGGGCCATCGGAAACGCTGCAAGGCCACCCGTTTCGGAAACAGCCCAGTCGGCAAATCCTACATTGCCCTTGGTGCACTGAAACGCGCGGCTGTCCCCCAGCACCAGCACATCGGTGAGCAAAGGGCGGTAAAGCATCGCCTGGGCCTTTTGCACTGCACCATCAGCCTTGGTGCCCTGCTCAGCCGTGGCGGCACCGATATCCCCTGCAGTTACCGTCAACTTGCCTTGTGCGTCGGGCAAGACGTCATTCAACTGCTTGACCGTGCCAGCTCCACCGCCGCCGCCCTGCCCGGCCATCGCGACCAGCTTGGCGGGGCACTCGGCCAACGTCACCGTGCCATAACGATCCGTGAGCGGGTATTTGCCATCCTTGTTCGGGCCGCCAGTGGCAGTGCCGGTGGTCCAATCCGCGAACTCAGCCAGGCTGACCTGACGGTCTTTCAAGAACTCTTCGATTTTCTCTAGCAGATCTCGGATGCCCTGGCTGGTGACGAAACGGAGCAACACATAGGGTGCGTTTGCTATAGCGCCGGCAGGTGCCGCGTCCAGCGTCACCTGAGTGTCGGTCTCCACAGTGACCAGCTCAAAGCACTGGCCGCTCGGCACCAACAGCACATCGCCGCGGACAGCGTTCGATAACCATGACGTGCCGGTTCCAGTCGCAATGAGTTCGCCCGCAGCAATAGAGACCGTGCCAGCGCGGTAGATATGGGTCGTAGCCATGATGGTTCCTGGAAGGTTTAAGCCGGGCCCGGTCCAGCAGGAAGGACGATGCCTTCTTCGACCGGTCTTCGGGTTTCAATGAACAGAAATGGCATGTGGATCAGCGTGCCAGAACGACCTGTCAGGATGAGCCGCTGCATGGGTTCGCCAATCACGCCTGGAACAATCAGCCGGCTGCCCGCTACCTCACCGTTGTAGCGCATGAAGTAGCCTGTCCCGATGGAGCTAACCAGCATCCATTCATTCCGTGCGCCGAAGGTATCGGAGCCATACCAAGCTTCCAGGTACTGATCAGTGAGCACCTGGTCGCGGTGGCTGTAGTTCCACGCGCCGCTGGATCGCTTGTAACTGACGGCGTTGTTACCAGAATCAAACACAACCGATGTTGAACCTGGTGCCCAGACTCGGACACCGTGGGTTTCACCGCTGATATAACCGCCGGAGAACACCACCAAAAACTCGCACATATAGGTACGCAAGAGCGGGTATAGCTGAGCGGTGTTCTGTGGGTTGCCTGGAAGATTGGTGATGGTGAAGACCACTACCACGCCAGTCCACGCCCCAGGCGCTCCCTTCGCTGCGATGTAGCCGATAACCGTGTTCACCTGGGAAGCGATATTGCGCGGTCTGGCGAATACAAGTGGCGGTGTCGGGCTGGTGGCGACTCCGTAAAAGGTGTACTCGAAAAAGATCGCTACAGGCGGGATGCCGTCTCTGTTTTTGTATAAGCGCACGTCTGTCCAGCCGCCGTTGTCGACGAGCCCTGCACGCTCATCCACCGCAATGAAAATGGGGTTATTTTCATCGACGGCCAGGTTTCCCCAGTCGTTTGTCACCCTAAATCCGATACTCATGAAGAAACTCCCAATATCAGAAAACACGACACGGGAGCTGCGGACCAGGTCAGTGTATTACCGGTGATCACCACCAAAGGCACAGGTGAAAGCCCGACGTTCTGAGCAGGCATGAGACTAATATCCAGCTTCAAACCTGCGTAAGGCGACAGGTCCATACTGCCTGCAACATTACTCTGCGTGCGGATCGACTCCATTTTCCGAATGGTCCTGACAGAGCTATCAAACGTGACTCGCTGGCTTGCGTCCTTGCAACGAATGATCGGCGTCATGTCATCAACTCCCCGATTTCAATCCGCAAGTTGCCGGCGGGGTCGTACCAATGCTGATAGCTGTCAGTCATCACCATTCGAGTGCCACCGACTAATCCGTTCATGAATATTCCCGCCTGGGGGTCAATCACGAACCGAGGTAGGCCGCCGGCGCCAATCTGTGAGCTTTTGAGCTGCCCATACACTTGGCCAAAACCGATGGTGATGTTTGCCACGTCGATGGCTTCCGCGCGCAGCTGCCCGCCCACAGTAGTGACTGGTGTAAAGCCGTCATTAGCCGTCAGCTTGCCGATGCTGATCGGGCCGATTTGCGCCTGCTGAATTGAAGCTTCTTTCACCAGCAGCGTGTTGATATAGACCTTCTCGCCTTCCAGCATGAAAGGGTTTACGTAGTTCGGACCTTGCACGCCGGGTGTGGCAACCCAGAAGCGGTTGGCCAAAATGGCAAAATCTGCCACGGCGCCGTTGTTATAAGCACCAAAGCCGCTGATCAAGCCGTTTACATCTAGGCGAAGGGTGTACTGAGCCGCAAGCCCTTCCAATGCAGAAGCATGCGTACTGAGAGTTTGCTGTATCGCTGCTGACTGCTCGTTAACGGTGCTTTGCATTGACGTGATTGCACGCGCGGTGGCTTCAAATTCGGTGGCAATGGTCTGCTGATCGCTAAGGTATTGGGCTGCCGTGGTGTCCATTCGCGACACCAAGCCCTCCATGTTTCGGGCTTGGCTTTCAAGGGCGCTCGCGAAAGTCTCGCTGTACTGCGTCAACACAGACTCAGCTTTCTCCAGGCGCGATGACATTCCATTCAAAGCCTGGGTAGCGGCCTCCTGCAGATTAATTCGTGCCGTACGCTCGGTGACGATATCGACCGAATTCTCACCAATGCTGGCCTGCATCAGGTCAATCTGGTGCGCGATGGCCTGTTGGTCGGAGGTGATGACCTCCTGCAACTGGCTGATGGCCGCTTTGATGTCGCTGCCGGTCTGAACTCGCAGATCTGATATCTGCCGCCGGATGTGTACGTTTTCGTCGTCGCGCAGGTAACGCTCGGCCGAGGTCATAAGCTTCGCCGCCTGGGCGGCCGCATCCAGCATCGCAATCTGCTGATTGAGGCCATCCAGGTCGATGGCTTTCGCCAAGGCCTTTGCCAACTCGCTCTGGTTCATCTCCTTGGTGATCAGGTCCAGCAGATAATCAATGCTGAGCATCGATTCAACGTGCGTACCGGCCGGACTGTTGGGCGGACCCTCGACACCCGAGGCGGATACCCAGGTGATCCAGTAGTAATAACTGATGCCCTTTTTCGGGTCGTCGGGGTCGACCACATCACCACGAATTGGATCACTGTAGATCATCCCCGTGGCGCGGCTGATCAGCACGGCCTGGCCAAAGTTATCCGTTTCGCTGCGATAAATATTGGTCAGCGAGTGGTTGCGGTAGAGCTTGTAGGGATTGTCCCAAGTCAGCGTGTTCATCCCAAACACCCCTACCGCCTGGAAGCCTACCGGCGCCGGCGGCACTGCCCGATCTGGAACGCCGGGAGACGGCACCAGTCCACCGGTACCGCCCGGTTTCCAGCCTGGGCGCAGAGTGAATGCCCCGCTCTCCAGCAATTCGCGATAGGTCAGCTTCTTGTCGAGTGGGTTCCCGCGGTTTCCCTCGCCCGTCTCGATGATCTCAGTCAGTGCACTGAAAAATGGGCGCAACTCCGCCGAAACCTTGCTGCTGGGAGCGGGAAGGCTTGAGCGTTTGGCAGTCATTAAGTCAACTCAGAGGGTGTATTCGCAATTTGGATGGAGAAAACTTCGGCAGTGCCGGAGGCCTCGACTTGCCATTCACGGGCGTCAGCGTAACCAGCAGGTAGCCGGAACATGCCGGCACCGTTGACGGGTTCATCGAGTACCAGTGCCTGGTCCGCAAACACTCGGAACCGCACTGGATAGGTATCGGCCACCACTTTGCCGCAACTGAAGTTCGCCGAACCCGGCGGGAATTCAAAGATCTTCGAACGCCACCGGTAAGTCATCGACGGGCCACCGCGCCACTTGGAAATCGTACTGCCCTGGATCAGGTACAGCGACGACGCGGCAATGTCGTAATAGGAGTTCGCGGCGTGCACGTCGATGAACTCCATCCCCTCCCCCGGCGCCAAGGCAAAGCAGCCTCCATCGTAAAACCCCAGATAACGCCCTTCGTACCGACACGCATGAATCGACGCAGGGTTGAGCGCCTGCCACTGCTCTGGCGTCAGGATGCCCTCAGTGATCAGCTGCGGCTCACCGCCAGAGACCGCCACGAGGCCCTCGGTAGAGGCATAAGCGACGTACTCCCCCATATCCACAACTGAGCCACGGGACACACACACCCGATCAGCATCGGGGTCAGAGGCTGACATAGCCGCCGGCGTCGTGCCGGTGACCAACCGCGGACGCCCCGTGGTGGCCACCACCAGCCCGGCCGTGGTGACACCAATGCCGACAATCTTGTCAGGAAACGAGATCTGATAGTCCACTGGCCAGGCATGTGGGTAATACGGCTCGCAAAAGCACAGCGTGTTGTCGAAAAAGCCGGCAAAAATACCGTTCGGCATCTCCACCAACCCCATCATGGTGGGGTCCGGCATATCCCAGGTAAGGGACGGGCAAGCAATACCCAACTCGTCGCTGTTCGTCTCATCCACCCAGTTGGTCTGGGCAACTGGAAATTCGGCAAAGTAGAGGAACTCCCCGCCGCTCTCAGATCGGTACAACCGCTTGGTGACAATGTTGTAGGGGCCAGTTGGCGCCGGAGGCAACTGGACATTGATCTTACCCACCAACTGATCTTCAGCGCCGTCCCATCGCGTGATGATGTTCGAGGCGGGGCTAGGCGGCCCTTCCTCGCCGTATGCCGAAACGTACGTCACAATGTACGTGGCGTTGACCTGAGTGGCAGGCGGTGTGCCGCTATTGCCCGCCTCTGTCACCAGCGGTGCGCTGACTGGGGCCGGGATGCCCAACCGATAGAAACCAGAAGGGTATGGTCCGACGCCCTGGGTCGCCACGCCGATGGGCGCCATCTTGGGGAACCCGTCACCGGTCCAGTAGACCCGCGACCAGGCATCTTTCGCCAACGGGCTTTTGGCTGCATTGACCTGCTTGCCATCGCCCCAGGCAAACCAAAATCCCTGGCCGTCATTACCGAACGGATACCGGTAGATTGACGACGGGGTGATCACACCACCGATACCAGTAACCGGCAAAGGTGCATATTCGGCCCGGAGAGAACCTTTGCGTAGGTTCACATTGCGAGCGGCCTGGGCACTGGTGGATTGCAACAGGCGCGGGGTGAGCGCCGGTAGCTCGCCACGAAAAGACGTAATCGCAATGGATGTCATGCAAACCTCGGTGTTTTCATCCTGATGCTGCCGTACTGGTGGCCGGCGAGCGCCTCAGATCGAGCATTTGTGCAGAGCGCATAAAACGCTGCCTGATCCATCAGGGCGCGCTGCATGTCTGACCACGGCTTTTCAGGCATCTTGCGCAGCCAATACTGGGCGCCAAGCATCAGCGCCTCACAATAGCGGTCCAGCAGCCAATCCGGCGGCGCCGCAGCGCTGGAGCCAAAAGTCGGTCGCACAACTACGTCTGCGGTGAGCCTCGAAGGTCCACCGGTGACAATGACTGTGTCTGGCGAAGGCTGGAACACCTGGCAGTAAGCAGGCTGTCCATCCTGGTACAGCGCCTGGATACGGATAGGTTCTAGGCCAGGCCCGGCGGCTATCTGCTGCTCACCATCGACCAATTGGATTCTGACCTTCCAGGCCGGCACCTCGGTGCACAGCTCGCGAAGCGCCCAGGCCACACCGTCACGAATCGAGGCGATAACCGCCCCAGGGACGTTCGGCAGGATCTGGTCAACCAACTGGTTCACGTTCATTGCTGTATTACCTGTTGCTGGGACGGAGCCGCGACCGGCAGAGGGCCAAGCATGCGATCCGTCTGCACCTTCATACCCAGCGCGGCCTGGAACATCTGAAAATGCATAGTCGCCCGGTTGAGGTTGGCCGCATGCTCGGCATCTTTCGCATAAGCCCTGGAGAGGATGTAATCCACCAGCACCGGTGCGAACGAATCGTCCAGGCGGATTTTCTCGCTGGCATCATCTTTGGCCATCACTTGTTCGTGCGGGCTGGGCACCGAAGAATAAATGATCTCCAGCTTGCTGGTGGCCAGCGCCGGCGGGTAAACGTAAAACTGACGCGGCGCCGCTTCATCGAAGATGTACTGCTCGATCTCTTCTACGGGCTGCTCCGCGTGCCACCGGCGCCGGGTAGAGTCAATGGCGCCCCTGGTCGTGAGAATCACACTCAGCCCACCGCCGTCGACGGTGATGTTGCGCACCACCTCCAGCAGCCGTAAACCACCCTCTGGGATCGATTGCCGGGTACCTGGTGCGCAAGTAATTTCAGCCGTGACGGAGCTGGCATTAGGTTTGATGTTGCAAATTGCTGCGTACCCTTCGTTCAGCCAATCCAAAAGCTCAGTGTTTGCCCACCGCGTGCCGTTGGAGGTGACTTCCTGCAGGATCTTCTTAGCGCGGGTCAGGATGTTGCCAACAGTCGTCACCGGCATGGCTTACACCTCGATCATGTGCGAGAGCTTGGCAAGCTCGACGGTCCATACGAATTCGGCTCCGGTGTTGGCGTTGCGAAGCAGGCGATTCACCGGGCTAACTTGCACCGCGGCCGGGGCATGCTCTTCATCAAGTTCCGGAGGTGCAAGGTCGGAGGCAATAGCCTCGCTTGTAACGTTCGCGGTAATGCCATGCAGAACTTGTTCGCCGGACAGCGTGTTATCGATAAGAGCCTGGCCTTCTTCAGCGCCGAGTGCGGACGTAATGCCCTGCTCGCCAGCCTGCGTACCAGTGATGCCGGGCAAATCGGTGATTTCTGTTACACCACCGGCAACATCCCTTTCTTCATCGGTCAGTGCCTGCTGCAACCCCGCCAGTGTTTCTGAGCGCAATGTGTCTTCGCTTTTACGCTGGTCGGCCTTAACACCCAGCTCATCCAGGATCTGAATCAGCCCAGGCTTATCGGCTGTTTTGGCCTTCTCAATCAGTTCGCGAATCATGGAGTTTCTCCGTAGGAACAGAAAGCGGCCCGAAGGCCGCCCGTTAGGTGGAGGGCCAAATCAGCGGCTGCAGTACAGGTTGCCGACGGCCTTGGGATCAATGACCTTGGAACCGAACACGTTCAAACCACGAACGAGCTTGCCGAAGTCATTCGGGTTCGGGAGGGTTTCCATCTGGGTCATCTGGCTTGCAAAGGTGATGGCCTTCTTATGACCGAACATCACGTTGCTGGCCTTCTTGGCAGCGGTGACGTCATCCACTGCGGTGGTATTGTTGCTGATATACACCGTGAAGCGGTCGAGCATGCCGACCTTGCCGTTGCGGAAGACCGAAGTGGCATCGCCCATAATGCTGGCATCACGCAGATCCGATTTTTTCAGCATGCCGTTCATCCACGCCGGCAACACCACCCAGCGCCCTTGCTCCGGGATGTTCTGTTCATCCAGGACGGTGCCGCAATCTACCAACACATCCAGGATGTTTTCCTTGGTGATCTTTACCGGCGCGCCGGCCTTGCCCAAGTTGATATCGCCCGACAGCGCACCCGCGGTATCGCCACGGTTAGTCGCAGCCGCATCAGCATAATGACGATTGAGCAACTGGGTATCGATCGCCACCTTCATCTGCTCGCCACCGTCAGTGCTGAACTCATCCATCAGCTTGATATCGGCCTGGTAAGCATCAACGTCGTTCACTTCGAACGCGAAGTACTTCGCCTGGTCGATTTGCAGTTGGACCTTCTCGCTGGTGGGTTTTTCGTAGGTCACCCCGCCGCCGATTTTGTAATCCTTGATGACAATCGACGGGACGGTGCGGATGTTGATGGTATCGCCTTGGTTTTTGATTTCACCCTCGTAGTCGGTGTTGGCGATCTCACCGAAAACGGTTGCTGCGTAAAGCTTCTGAACCAGCTTGCCCGACCAGAGTGCCGGGATAAAACCCGATGCACTGGTCGAGCTGTAGTCAGGCTGCCCTTGGGCACGTGTTGGACCTGCCATCGTGATACTCCTGTCTCATGACGCCTCGCGGCGTTACAGAGCGCGTGCTATCGCGTGATGCGACCGTTTGCTACCGCGTCTGAAATGTCTTGTTCAATCGCAGCCGCTTCGGCTTTGGTGTACCGCTTGCCGAGTGCCACGTCCTTGTAAAACTGATTGATTTCTTCGTTGCTCCACCACTTCCCTTCAGCCGGAGGCTGAGCATTGGTGCGGGTAGAGCGCGGTTGAATCTCTTCCTCAGGGATTACACTGGCGGGCTTCGCTGGTACCGGTACGGGCACCGAGGCGGAGGCACCGGCATCCGAAGCGGGTTGCGAGTCTTTAAAGGCTTGGAACAGCGCAGCGGCGCGGTAAGCGTCGTTGGCTGTCTGCGCCTCGATCAGAAGTTGCTGCCGCTCTTTGCCGCTGAATGCGTCCATGTGACTCAACCACTCATGGAAAGCAGGCAAAGCGTTGACCTCAATCGCATCAGGTACACGCTGGATAAGCTGACGGAAGAACTCTTCCTGCGCCTGCACAGCCTTTTCCTGATCCGTCTGCTGGGTTTTCTGCTTCAGCCCCTCAAGTTCACTTTTGATCGTTTCCAGTTCTGCGGGATTGGCAGCTACCTGGCCACCAGCCACTCGTTGGATGAGCGCCACGAGGTCCGGCCCGTAGTTCTCGATCTCCTCGGGGGTCAGATCTGACACGGCGCGCTGCACGGCATTGCCTGTGTGCTGTTTCGCCTTGTCCAGTTCTGCAGTCAAACGGGAAACTTCCTGCTGCAGCGCCGGGATTTCAGCGTTGTATTTCCCTTGAATGACCTTGAAGCGTTGCTCCCAATAGTCAGCGTCGGCATTACGGGCGGCCGGAGCCGGGTCCGTTTTGACGGGCTGTTGGATATCTGAGATCAGAGGCTCAGTTGGTTCTGCTGCCGGAGCCGCTTCGGGAACGGGATTCTCGGCCGGCGCGTTCAGCGACTGCTGAATGGCCTCTGCTTCGTCAATTTGAGCCTGTACGTTGCGGGGTAGCGTGTTCATCTAATCGTTTTCTCCGTGGTAGAGCCGGCAGGTCCGGGCTTCTGGTCGTGGTACTGGTTCGGGTCATCTGGCCGCATGACCGGAGAGTGGCCACAAAAAAGCCGCCTCAGGGTGGGCGGCTTTTTCTGTAGCTACTGGCGGTTTCGCGAGGCGTTGATTCGGTCAAGCGCCTCGCGGGATTTATCGAATGTTTCAAGTAATTCCCTGATCTGGGTCGCCCGGCCCTGGGCCCGAAATATCCCCTCCAGGTTGCTGCCCGTCTCCAGGTTCTGCTGGGCCTCCATCAGGCAACTGCTCAGCAGCTCCCTCAGGTGCTTCCAGTCCGGGCTGTGGCTCAGATTGACCAGGGCCCGCCATTGGTGGTCGCTGGGTTTCATTGGCTCCCCCGGATGCGTGTTGAAGTTGAGCGACCGTTGCCCCGTTTTCCATACCGAGGCGCTGGGCCTCGATACGGATCTTATCGGCACGTGCGGTCAGTTCCTCGGTTTGAGCAGCAACCTTTCCGGTTTCGGCTTCCATTTGCTGGCCCGCCAGCTTGGCTTGCTCCTCTTTCTGTTGAGCCACCTGCTGCTGTTGCTGCTCCTCTCTGGCCCTCATCTCGTCCTTGGTCGGGATCAACCCAGGCATATCGAGGCTTTCTGCGACCTTGCGGAGAATGGCGGCGCGCCCTTCCATGCCGAGGATCTGCATGTCGACCGGGTTGTTGGTGAAGCCGAGGAACTGCGTGCGCGCCTGCAACGTTTGTTCGCGCTGAAGCATCGCATTTGCACCTCGCGCCACCACCTTGCAGTCTCCCTTGATCGCGTTGTCATCCGAATAACGCATGTTGAACAACCAAAGCGCCTCAATGACACGGCGAACAACACCACGATCGATATGGCGTATCGCGTCCTTGATGCCCTTGTTGGCAGACTCCATGAGCATCGACAAACCACTGGCCGTGTTGCCGGCGCCGCCGACCTTTTCCGCGCCGTAGATGTAGCGAGGGATATTCGTTGCGTCGTCAGCACGCTTTTCCCAGGAGTCATAAACAGCCATCAGTTCGCCGGCCAGGCTCTGCGGCTGATAGAAGCGCAGCACGGGAGCGGTAGCCCCACCAGCAAGCCCCTGCGTCTGCCCGCTTTTCACCCTCCAGCGCTTCATGGGAAACATCTCGTTTGGATTTTCGCCTGGTTGTAGGCGGTCCTCATCCACCTCAACCTGTGGCCCACTGGCGAATGCCATGTTGTTGGCCTGAGCCCGTGCCGTTGCGCCACACATATCCTGTACGTCGTCCATCAGCTCAGGAATCGACATGCCCCAAAATGAACCCGGGACAATCTGGAACGAGGCCTTGTGATAAGGCCGACCACCCAGTGGGTTGCGGTTGATCACGCAGCGAATGACGTGTGTACCGATCAGGATGGCGTCGACTTCGTACTCATCCAGCACATCGGGCACCTGCCCGGGATCTACGCCCCATTGCAGCAGCATTAAGCCTTGGGCACCGCCCCAGTAATGCACACCCTCGATGGTTTCACCGTTGTTGACCATCCAGTCGCCGGCCTTGTCCTCCAGCTTGGCGCGTTGCGCATCGGTGGTCAGCCATTCACGTAACCCGCCCTGCCCGTGATCAGTCAGCACGGCACGAATGGCCGTATCGCTATAACCCGGCACGCCGAGAAGAGCATTGAGCCGCGACCGGGTGTAGCGCTCGCGTTCGATCATGAAGGCGCCGTCATCGGTGTTCGTTGAATCCGGCGACGGGTACATATCGAACGGAGAAACCCGGAAGAACAACGGTTGGATTTCCTCGGTTTCAATCATCTGCCAGCCCTGACCCCACGCAATCTGAGGCACGCGCTGAAGCATCGGCCCCTTGATAAAGGCCGCCGGGTAGATGGTGAAGTCGTCTATGAACTCTTCCAGGGCGGTTTCCCAGCCGCCCTCGGCCAGTTGGTCAGCGATTAGCAGTTCGTGAGCCTCGCACGCCTCCTTAGCTTTTTCCTGAATCAGCTCGCGCAACTTGGTCTCAACCTGCGCAGGATCAGGCATTTCAAAGCCCTGCCCCTGCTGCTCTGCGCCTGCGCTCTGACTTAGCTGTTGCCCAGGCTGTTGAGTTTGCTGCATTTGCTGAGCCAGCTTTTGCTGGAACGCGGCTAGGAACTCCGGCGGAATGTCGGCGACAGGCGTTGGATCAAGTCCCCACGGATGCCCCACCGCCGGCATCAAAATGTCCCTGATCCACGACGCGCCTGCGCGGCACTTGGTTGTAGTCAGTTTGGGGTAAGCCTCACTGCCGCCGTTCTCGCGAATGGCCTGCAGCTTCGTTTCTTCGTGCTTTCCCTTTTGCCGGCGCGCGCAATCCAGCAGACGCTCGTCAATATCGCGCTTCGCCCGCTTGGCGGATTCGTAACAGCGGCGAATATGCGCCGCCAGCGAGGTTTCCACTTGTTGGGCACGTCGGTCCTGCTTAGCAGCAGCCTCGGTGGCCTGATCATCAGCTTGCAGGTCGGCCGCGCTCCTGACTTGCAGCAAACCAAAACTACCCATGGGTTATTGCCTCGTAAACGACATTGATTTCAGCTTGGCGCCCGGCCCGGCGTAACTTCGCGCTATGTTCCATAGCGCGCAAATGCAGCAGCAGTCCCTGCATGTACGGGACAGGATCTGCGGTGAACTCGGCCAGCTTGATGTTCAGCGTCACGCCCAGCGCCTCAGCCATCTCAAACTGCACCCTGATAGCTGGGTAAGCGCCGTCCGGCTCTTTGATCTCCACGGCGTCTACCTGCACCAGGCCTATATCGCGGCGCAGTTGCAGGCTCTTTACGGCCATGGGGGCGACCAGGCGAGCGATCACGTCAGCGATTTGTTTCCAGCCAATGGTGATAGTGGTCATGTGTGTGCGCTCCAGTTGCGGCGGCCGCGGTCAGTGTTTGCTGAGCTTTGAGTGCCAGGGATCCTGCCAGTGGTGAACTCGAAAACACCGCACCTGGCCAAGGTCTCGAAAGCCTTAGCCCCGTGGCTGGCCCAGTCATGGCGGGGCTGGTTCCGGTATAAGCCCAAAGGCTGATGCCACTCTTTGCGG